GGCCAGGGTCTGCACGGCGCGCTTGCCGCCGACAGACGTGGTCGTGAAACGCGCTTCGGTGCCTTTGTCGCCACCGGAGATGCACTTCAACGACAAACCGACTTGCACTTCCCAGCCCTTCTTAGCGTTAGGCGGGGCGGCATCAAGTTCGGGCAGAGGCTGGCTCACGCTGACCATCTTCTCACCAAGCACCTCACCGTCGCCCCAGGCAATGTAGCCGTGAACGAACGAGAAGGGGTTGACGGCCCACAGGGAACCGTCTTCGACTTCGGTTTGATCCGCGCCGAACACCCAGTGACCAGTCTTGTCCATCTTGAGGATGGCAACACCAGCACCGATGCCGCCCACGTCCGTGTTGATAGCACGAAGCGAGGTTGACAGCGTTGCGACTGCGGGAAGGTTAGCACCAGAAAAAGTAGTGAGATTCGACATTACTGAACTCCAAGTTTAAGAAAGGCACTCTTTAATTGAGCGCCAAGTTGAAGCACCTCGGGCCTCGGATCGCTCCGTGGCACCAATGTGCTACCCGAACTGATGGACACAGTCACATCTGGCGGCAGTGCGAGCTTCTTCTTTTTAAGAATCTTCTCGACTTGCGCCGGGGACGCCATCTCCATCAACTCAGATTCGGTAAGCCCCAGGGCCAGCAGCGCCTCTTTGGCACCGCCCACCCAGGAGCGTGTGGCGCGCTTCGCCACAAGTTTGTGATCGGGCAGTTTGACGCCCGACTCCAACATCTGGAAGGCCAAAGCGCGCAGGTCTTTGATCCAGTCCTCCAGCATGTCAGCTTGCACGAGCATCGTATTGATCTGCTCGGCGTTAAGTTCTTTGATCTTCAGGCGTGTGGCGCGCTCAATCGCCCCGTTCATCTGCGGGCAGACGGGCTTGGCGGCGCACCAGCGGCAGTGATCGCCCGTCTTCAAGGGGGCGTCCGGCTTTTGGGCGGTCTTAACAGCAGCGACCAGCTCACGCTCGAACTGCTTGATGCGCTCGGGCGTTGTCACCCAGCGCTTGATCGACGGGGGCTGCACAATGATGAGTTCGATCTCGGTCGCGCCATCGAACACCCACTGCGCCTCCTCGGTACGCATAGCTGCTGCGGCGTAGAACATCAGTTGCGGGTTTTCTTCGGCGGGCACCGCCACGCCAGAGCCAAACTTCCAATCGAGCACGATGGCCTTGTCGTCGAGGCGGCCCAAGAAGTCGGTCGAGCCGAACACGCCAGGGAGCAGATCACCAAAGCCCACGAGCGTCTCAACCGCGTACTGCATGCGGTCGTCGGGGTCAATGTCATAGAGCGCCGCCAGCGCGGGCAGGAGCTTGTCGTCGATGAGGTCTTGCGTGAGTTCTTGCTCGTTGTACTTGGTGCCCAAGAAGTCTTCGGGCAAAGCGGTGTTGCTGTCGAGCAGTTCGCTGATCACGTTGTGAAGCAGCGTGCCTTCGTCGGCGTATTTGTTGCTGGGCTGCGGGGGCATCTGCTGCACGAGCGCCACACTGCCGGGGCAGTTGATGACGCGCTTGGCCGTAGAGCCGCCGACGATCTTCGAGTGTTGCACTGTAATCTCCTGTGATTTGCAGCTACTGTAGCACAGAAAAATATCTTGTGCAAAAGTTTTTTAGTGTGGTACAGTGCGGCCCATGAAAGAAGCAGAGATCGAAAAACACTTCGACTGGACCGTACAGCGCATGGGCGGCAAGACGTACAAGTTCACCTCGCCCAACCAGCGCGGGGTTGCGGATCGTATCGCATGCATGCCCGATGGCACAACGTGGTTTGTTGAACTCAAGACCACTGGCGGTCGCCTGTCCGAATTGCAGAAGATTTTCCAATCCGACATGGCGCGTCTAAAACAGAAGTACGCATGCCTTTGGACGAAAGAACAAGTAGATGGGTGGGCCCGTGAAGCAATCGGCGTGGATCAGGAGAAATTCGCCCGCATCGTTGAGCAGGCAGGCGTAGACGGTTATGGCACGCTAGCAGCAGCGGCGTTAATACGAGCTACAAAATGAAACTGCGTGACTACCAAGAGACAGCCGCCGACTTCCTGTACGAACACGACAGGGCGATGATCCTTGCGCCAGTGGGCGCGGGCAAGACGGCCATCACGCTCACGGCCATGAAGGCGATGCTCGATGATGGCGTTGTTAAGCGCTGGCTCGTGCTGGCCCCTAAGCGCGTCTGCACTGACGTGTGGCCCGTCGAGCAACCCAAGTGGGCCCCTGGCCTACAGTTGGCCGTCGCTGTGGGCACACCGGCCCAGCGCAAGGCGGCGCTCAAGGCCCAGGTTGTCGTGACCAACTACGACAACATCCAGTGGCTGGCGCAGCAAGAGTTGAACTTTGACGGCGTGGTGTTCGATGAACTCACACGCCTGAAAAACCCTTCTGGCACTAGGTTCAAGGCGCTGGCCAAGGTGCTGGACTGCCCGACTCGTTGGGGCTTGACAGGATCGTTCACCAGCAACGGCTTAGAAGACGTGTTCGGCCAGTGCAAGATCGTCGATCAGACGCTGCTGGGCCGCTCCAAAGGCGCGTTCATGCAGCAGTACTTTATTTTACTCAACCGTGAGTTTGGCGACTGGGCGCCGCGCCCGGGCTCGCTGGCGCAGGTGATGCAAAAGATCAAGCCCGCCACGTTCGTGCTGGAGCCGGGCGAGTACAAGGACAAACTGCCCCCGCTGCGCGTTGTCGAAGTGCGCTGCGACATGGACTTGGGCAAGTACAACGAGATGAAGAAAAACTTCGTTGTCGAGTTCCCCGACGCGAAAGCCGTGGCTGTCAACGCAGGTGTTGTAACGGGAAAGTTACAACAGATGGCATCGGGCTTCGTTTATGAGACAAATAGTAGCCCCTCCATCACGCCCGGTAAGTTCATTGTGACACAGAAATCGGTGTGGTTTAGCCACCACAAATTTGATCGTCTTGACGAGTTGCTTGAAGAAAATCAACATGCCAACACTCTCATTGCGTACACGTATCAGGAAGAGCTTGCGGAACTGCGCCGCCGTTATCCGAAGGCTCAGACGCTGGATGATGAGCGGGCGGTTGAAAGGTGGAACGCGGGGCAGATCGAGTTGCTACTGGTGCATCCGAAATCAGCCGGGCACGGGCTTAACCTCCAGTTTGGAGGATCGAAAATCGTTTTCCTGTCCTTGCCTTGGTCGCTGGAACTGTACGAGCAGACCGTCGGGCGTCTGCATCGATCAGGTCAAAGACACGATGTCTGGTGCTACATCATGCTCACCAACAAAACGGTAGACGAGAAGATTTGGGCGGCGCTGCATGACAAACGGGCGCTATCGGATATTGCAATGGAGGCTTTGAAGTGAAACGAATTGATATGTGGCGCGCCAAGTTGAAGGTTGCGCGCGCCGAGATGAAGATCGTCACGCGGCAGGCGAACTCGCTGAACAAGCGACAGTCAGCGTTGACGAATTTGATTAACGAACTGGAGAAGAAAATTGGCGCTGTCTTGGCGAAGGCTTAACGAGGTTTTGTCGCACCTCACGGAAGAGCAGGTTCTGAATCTGCTTAACGAAGAGCGGCAGTTGTTTCGTCGGGTGACGATACTAGAGCGGCTGCACCAGCGTTACACGATGCTGCGTGCGGCTAGAGAGCGAATGGAACTACTAAAGGAAGCTACACGATGAATACCACCAAGCGCTACGCGCGTACCCTAGAAGAAGCCTTCGGTCCCGGCCATCGGGGCGGCATCTATGAGCCGTACCCGAAACTGGACCTCATTGACAAGATCATCACCGGCGTGTGCGGTGTGATCTTGTTCGGCCTACTACTGGCAATTCTTACAGGAGTGATCTGATGACTCAACCCGAAATCATTGGTGGGTTTGCATTCCCACAAACAGACTTTTTGGAGGACGGCTCAACTACAGGTTACGGTGAACCCGGCATGACCCTGCGCGACTACTTTGCGGCCAAGGCGATGCAAGGTTTCATGGTAGGGGTCGAAATGCCTCGCTTTGACAACATTGCAAAGGTTGCTTACGAGATGGCCGACGCCATGCTGGAGGCGCGCAAATGAGCGGCCCGTACTTTGAGACCTGGGAACACGAAAATCTTGTGAAGTTCTGCAAAGAGGCTTACGAGAAGCTCCAACGCCAGGAGGAAGAGTTGCAGCGTCTTCGGTTGCTGACGCACGATCGAGGGGACAAGCCATGCAACTAGCCTTAGCCCTGCTCACGCTATCCGTCTTGATGCTGGTGCTGATCCCCGTCGTGCTGCACTTCTCCGATGGCGATCTGTCCGTTAACCTCAAGTTCTGGGGTGTCGTGTTGTTTTTGCTTGCTGTGGTGGCGCTGTATGGGAGCTAATCACCGCCAAGAAATGGTCAGGCAGATACTGCGTGACAATCCAGAAGGCATGACCGTTGCCCAACTGACAGAACTTGCAGGAACAGGCAAGTCTCATATCCACCGAATGATCCACAAGTTCCCCGATGCGTACATCGATCGGTGGATCAAGAAAGGCAAGCGCGTGACCGCCGTTTGGTGCGTCGTCGTTCCTCCACCTCATTGCCCTCGACCTGATAGCCAAAGGACTAAGAAATGAAGACCTGTAAATGCCCGCCAAACAGCCCGTTCCATTGGCGCGAAGACCCAAGACCCTCCATCTTTGTCAAGGAAAACGGCGCGTTACTATCCATGCGCCAGACCGAAGTCGTCGAGACAGCCCGGCGCAACGGGCGCGACATCGGCCACATCCCAGGCGTCACCACCAAGATACGTGTCTTTCACATCTTCTCTAAAGCATGATTGACTACTCATACCCATGCATGATGGCTGAGCGCGCCCTCAAAGACCTGCACAACGCGGCCATTGAAGGGCGCATGGACGACGCGCTGGAGCACGCCCTGGTGGCAATGGCAGAGGCGCGCCTGACCTATCAGGCGTTACGCCATATGCAAGGCGGCATCTCGCACTTCAGCGACGCGCCTGCCCCAGCCCTTACCGAAGGTGTCCCAGGTCGGTAACGACTGCATGAAGGCTAGTCGTGTTTCCTGATACTTCTCAATGATGGCGGCTGGCTCCATCGCAGCCACCTTGGCCAGCGTACCCGCGCCGATAGCGCCATCGGGCACAGCGCCAACGGTAGTTTGCAGCCACTTGGCGGCGCGCCCTGGGCCGCTGTTGATGGCGGCATCGAAGACGATGTAGTCCACACCAGTTGGAAGATCGTCACCCTTGATCTTGTCCCAGTATTTGGTCTTGTACATCGGGCCGACGATCTCAGGCGTTAGCGCACGCATAGCCTTCTCGTCCACCTCGTGGCCGACCCACTCCTCCCAGACGCGCTTGGTTACTCCTAAATTAGTCATCCCCCCGGGATCAAGTTTGTGGTGTACATACCCTCCTTCGTGGTGGAGGATGGCCTTGAGGGCTTCGTCGAAGTTTTCTTTCATTTTGCTTTCGCCATAAGATCAGTTTTAGCTTGGGAACCAGCGGAAGAACCGAAGTAGTAGGCAATGATGCCCGTCCAGGCGGTGGACAGCGAACCCAACATCATCAGGATGGTTGGGTTGTTGCCGTCCACCTTGCCGAACATCATCATCCCTAAGATACCGAAGAAGCCGACGGTGATGATGGCGGCGAG